ATTCTCTGTTGTTACATTTATTATTAAAGAAGAACCTTCTTCAACAGAATCTGCACCTGGGGTCGCTGTATATACTTGTGCTTCTTGCTGACTTGTGTCCGCAAGATTAATAGAAATACTTCTAGCGACCTCTTGATTCAAGGTGTTTTTTAATACAATAACAAATGTTTCATCACCCTCGTTAACGGAAGAGTCGGCTACAGGTATAATAGTTAAATTATACTGACTTTCTGAATCGAGATTAAAACTTCCAGATGATACAAGAAAATCGCTAGCGTTTGTTGGAGAACCCCCAATTCCTTCTATTTCCCAATTAACTAAAGTACCAGGAGCAACATTTGCTGTTGTTACGATAGCGTTAATAGAATTCAATTCATCTTGATTAGATCCGACGCTTATAGAATAATCTTCAGAAACACCTTGACTAGTATCATTTATTGTTATTTGTAAAGAAGAGGCTACTGGATCTGGCCCAGGAATAGGATCTTCATATATTCTAGCTATAAAAGACTCTGGTAACTCTTCTGTTAAAGCATCAGGAGTTGGTATGACAGAAAACTGAGTTTCACCAAACTCATCTACCACAACTTGACCACTGCTTGGATCATCAATATCACCAGCATTAGTTACATCCCAATATAATATTGTTCCTTCAGTTACATTTGTTGTAGTTATATTAAACTGTAACGATTGTCCCTCGTCAACACTTGTAACATTATTTTGTGCAGATATAGAATAAAACTTTTGAAGCTCTACACTTGTATCGTTTATTTTTATACTATTTAAAGAACCAATCGGGCTACTGTCACCATCTACTATATCAATATTAAAAAAAGTATCACCTTCATCAGTTAAATCCTCTTTTGGGGTAACATAAAAACTAGCTTTTTGATTATTAACAGGAACCTGACCTTCAAATATTTCAAATTGACCAGGCTCACTAACAGACCAATAAAGCAAAGTTCCATTTGGTACGTTTTGTGTTATAATATCAACCCAAAAAATACCACCTTCATTTACATTATTGATATTATTTCTCGCATAAACATTATAAACAGGAGGAGAAAGGCTAGTATCTAAAATAGAAACAGGAGATGAAGTTTTTAAAATTTCACCATTTACGACATTGTCAGCAACGAGAGAAGCATTAAAAAATTCAATCCCTTCGCTAGTCAAATCTTCTTCTGGAGTAACAAAAAACTCGCCATCACCATTACCATCTAAAGTAATAGGCCCACCCTGTGAAACTTGAAAATCTGCTTGATTATTAGATATCTTCCAATAAATTGTTTGTCCTTGCGGTAAGTTTTGCACATTGACGGCAAACCTTAAGTTAGATCCCTCTGCAATTTCATCACTATCTGGAGTAATTGTATATACAGGGTCTGGGACTGTGACTAAATCACATGTATATTTATCCCAAACAGCCACAGGCATTCCATTATAAATCTCTCCATAATCATCTATATAATCACATCCTATATAAAGAGTACCTGTTGGTCCATTTAAAAAAGAATTAACACCAACAGAGCTTTCTGGTATGTTTAAATAAACATTATTTACATTACTACAACCATTTAAAAACCAAGTTCCTATACTTGTAACATTATCTGGTATTTCTATGTCACCTTCAATGCTTAAATTACTATAAAGAACATAATCGCCAATAGATAAATTAGGAATTTTTGAAAATTGAATTTTTTTTGCATTAGCTCCATTTGTTGATCCGAAAAGATTGTCTACAATTCCATCGGAAGAATCATCAAAAGCATCAACGTCGCCATTAGCGTCAAAAAGATATGTTTTTGAAAAATCGGTTTTACGAACCTCCGCTGTCATGCCAGCTAAAAATTGACCCTCGTATGATTTATCATCTAAACTATAAGAAAACTCAGCAGAGTAAACCATATCTTCATTTACGTTCATGCTATAAGAATAAGATTCCAATTTAACATTTGAAAACCTAAACACGCATTCTAAATCTTCCTCACAACTTTTTCCTTTTATAGTAAAGTTGTAATCAGACTCATTCTCCAATAGATCTAATATTATGCCAGTTTGATAATTGTCCACAAGAGAACTTAATTTTAAAGACCCTTTAATTGGAACCTGAAAATCTCTAGCCAAACACCTGTCCGATCCAAGACCATAAGAAGATATTCTATTGATAGGAATATCAAAAGACATAGAATTGATAATATGACTAACATTATCTATGTTTTGGCCCCCAATTTGAACGTTCTCAAGTTCTAAAATTAAATCTGAAGGATTTTGAGTAATCGGATCTGTTAAATCCAAATGAACTCCAGTCCCATAAAAATTTTCATAATTAGTCGAATCACTTGTTACGGACCAATAATATTCTCTTCTCCTTGAGCTTTTAGAATATTCCGACCTTGCATTAAGAAAATTAGGTGCAGTGTATTTACCAGCCTTAAGTGTTTGACCTTTAAAATTAGCAGATACTCTAGGTAAAGATTTGTTTTCAAAAGAAAGGCTGTAGTTTGTCAAAAAACAATCAGAAAAGCTTAATATTTCTCCTCCATTAGGTTCTAATTTCTCACTAGAAGATAAATAACGAATAGCATCTGATTCTTCATCTGGATGATTATATATGTATATATCTGATCTAGCATCCCTTTCCAAAGGCAAAAAAGACGATTCTAAATTATCTCCTCCTTCCCAACCTTCATATCCAGAAGGTAAAAAAACATCTTTTGTATGTATGTATAAAAGCTTCTCATTTATCATGCTGGGAGAGAATAGATATTCTATAGTTAAGTCCACCTCTGCATGCCTGATTAAATCATCTGCAGCATAATAACAAGAGCCTACCTGTCTTTTTGTTTGTCTTGTTTTTGGTATAGAATAAGAAACGCTTGTTACACCCCCTAAAAGATTAGCTTGGTAAAAAAAGTTTCTTCCACCTAAAAAAGAAGATGATAAATTTAATAATTTTCCTTGGGCTAATACAGCGCTATTAGGGCTTTTTAAAGTTATTCTAGACATGTTTTTTTTAAATTATATCCATTCCAATATTTCAGCTTCGTTTGGAACCTTTTGAGCTGTTCTCCAATTAGTAGTATAACTGCTTAAATAATCCGCGCCAACATATATTTTAAGACCAGTATAAGTTCGTTGAAACGCGTCTATACCTTGAAATACTGATGATGGGGAATTTATATAAAACGACTCTAAAGATGATGTATCAAGAAAGCCCGAATTTCCTATTGATACTACACTTTCTGGTATAGTTATTCCAGTCATTCCTCTACATTTATTAAAAGAATATGTACCAATTTCTTCAAGACCTTCTGGTAATATAAACTCTAAAACACTATTCATGTTCCCAAAACAATTTTGATCCAAAGTTAAAACCCCTGTAGGAATATCAACTTCTTGTACATTATAACATTTTTCAAAGCAACCCTGCGGTATTACTGGACAACCACTACTAAGCTCTATATATTCCAAACCAGAACAACGAATAAAAGCTTGGTTACCCATATAATCAACAGTATCTGGTATTATTAATTCTCCAACTAAATCAACACAGTCTTTAAATGCTGCTGGCCAAATTTTTTCTAAACCATTATTTAAATCAAGAAATTGTATTTTAGTTTCCCTAAAACTATTAGACCCTATTGAATTAAGGCTGTCTGGGGTTATTAAAACGCCTGTAAATCCACAGCCATAAAAAGCAGATTCATCAATAAAATCTAATTTAGAGTTTGATCCAAAAGTTAAAGTTCCACCAAAATCATTTTTTAGAAAAGCGTATTTACCAATCCACTCTACCGAATCAGGAATATACAAGCTTCCTTTTATTTTTGGGTTTGTTTCTTCACTTATGAGGCCTCCGAAAGCCCAATCTGAAATATATTTAATGTTATTTGGTATTGTTAATTCTCCAGTTAAATTAGGGCAATCAGAAAAAGCTCTGTATGGAATATATGAAGCAGAATTGCCAATTTCAACTCTAGAAATATCACTGTAATTAGAAAAATAAGATGGTGGAATATCTCCTTCTATTGAATTAGGCTTTTCCAAACCCATATAAATAGGTTCATTATTAGAGTTATAAGCTGTTGTCAAAACTTTTGACAATTTTGTTTCATCTAAATCTAGCGTCGATTTTCTTGGAACTACACCCAGAGGATCTTCTTTGAAAGAAACAGAAAGATTATGGCAATCATCATAAACAAAACTATGACTCCAAGATTCACAAATATAAACTTTAGGCCTATTAAATACCTTTGGAGGTTTATGAGCAAACCTCCTATAGCCGCACTTATTTTCAAGGAAGTGGAGCATCGCTATAAGCTGCTTCGTTGATATGTTTGAAAAACTATAATTAATAGGGAATACCGCTGTATTCTTTTTTACTTTAGTGAAAGTAGTTAATGTAGAACTATCGTTCTTATCTACATCTAGCTTAACTTGTATTGAAGAATTTAAATCTGGCTCCCATTTAAAGTCTTGAGTCCAATTTGAGTTTTCTGATATTGGAGAATTGTCAGCTGAAGACACATGATCTCTCGTACAGTAGAAAAAATTATTTATTCCCATATCATTAGATTTAAAGAAAACAACATCGTCTTTTTGATATGAATAATTCCACTTCCACTCTGGAGCGTCAAAAGACAAAAACTCCATACTTTTCCAGTTAATAACAGAAGATGCTTCTACAACCTCTAAAGAAACTTTGAATTCATAATTCTGATTATTAACATAAGTGACAGAATAATCAGTACAATAACCAGAAGTTATTTTGTATATATTAGGGTCGCTTATAATTGGAACCATGCGATCACCGCGAGAACTTTCGTAATAATTAGCTAATTTTCTAACTCCATCCTCATCGGTTTTATAAATTAAATTATACTTTGCTTTGAGATTATTTATGCCTTTTGGTAGCATTTGAAAATAATTATCATTAGTATTAAAAACGGAATTCGATGATTCAAAATTTACAGAACTACCATAAATCGGCGTATAATCAAACTCTGATATCAAAGATACCCCGCTGAAGTTTTGAGTTCTATCGTATAAAAGTTCTTCGCTCATTTTTTTTAAACATCACTTGGTACTCTATCTGAAAAATTAGCCCAAAGTTTTACTGGCCTACCGTTAAATTCCGAAGGCCAAGAATCAAAATAGTCACTTTGTATATAGAAAGCTCCCGTCATATTAGGGAAAGCGTCCAACGCTACATTTTCAGTTTTAGTTCTCAAGCCTACGTTTCTTATCGGGCAACCTAAGAAAGCATTACTATCAATTTTGACTTCTTTTCCTTTGAAAATAACATCTTCTTTTAGAGCTACACAATTCTTAAATGCATTGTTTCTAATATCAGTACATCCCCAATCAAAACGCAGACTAGTCAGTTGTCTTTGTTCTGCGAAAGCGTAAGCGTCAACAATCTTACAATTGACAAGTGCATTGCCAATCCAATTGTAGTCTCCATAAAAAGAATATTCACCCGCATAATTTACACTCCTACCAATAATAACATTTGCAAAAGGAGCAGCATCATCAGTAATTGAACCAACAGCTCTAAAAGCGTTTTTCTCGATTCTACTCGTTCCGTTGGTACCATCACTTGCTCCTAGTTTTAAATCTTGCACTCTTCTACAATTATTAAAAGCATATTCTTTGATGATAAAATTATCTCCTGTAAGCTCAATGTTTTTAATATGGTAACAATTTATAAATGCGTTTTTATCTATTATTTTTGTAGATCTCAAATTCAAATCAGTCATAGCTGTCTGGAAACGAAACGCATGACTAAGAATATGATATGGACTTATATCTGCGGTCTTAATCCAAGCATAGCCATAATAAGGAGACGAGTTCCAAACAGATCCGTTTTCATAACCACCCACAAAAGCTCTTTCTTTGACAACATTAACGCTATTACCTAAATAAACATGACCCCTTGCTGGATTACTTGCTGTAATACCTTCTACGCCAGCATTGTCACGACCCACAGCATAAAAAGCATCAATCTCAATATCACATACATTTTCTTCATAATCGTTACCTACATAAACCCCAGTAAGATCGTGATTAAATCGGCAAACACCTCTTCCGATATATTTAGGAGCTGGAGCTCTAAAACCAGTTAATGTATAACATCTATTAAACGTCATTTTTCCTACATATTTTACAGTATCCGCAAGTCTTGCTGTAGTTAAATTTGATTGTTCTCTAAATGTGCCAAAATCGTCAGTCCAATTACTCGTGGTATCTAAACTAGACCCTAACACCCTGCAGTGAAGATCCACGCTCTTTAACCAGCGGCCGTTTGTGTAATTTGCAGAAAAAGGTTTTTGGCTTGAGACTGTATCTATTGAAGATCCAATAAAAAGATGACCATCAACACCAGCATCTCTACCGCCATGCCAAAAAGCGTATTTTTTTATAAATCCGCTTGTATTTTCTACATTGTTTCCTATGTAAACTCCAGTTACAGAATTTAAATTATCAAAACAATTTGCACTAAGAAGTTCGGGGTCATACACCCTAATTTCTTTAAGATCATCGCAAAATGCAAAAGCGCTTACCCCTATAGTTTTAACCTTAGGGCCGAGCTTCAAACCTGTCATTAATTGTTGATACTTAAAAGCGTTATCTCCAATAACAGCGGAATTTATCTCTGCCTTACGAATAGCATTATAATTAATACCTTCATCATTAAATGCGTTGGTGCCTACGAGATTAATAGAATCCCCTATATAAACATCTAGCTGTCCATTAACATTTTGACCACACTGTTTTCCAAATTCACTTCCAATGGTTCCCACTATATCAGTGTCTACGCCCAACTCTCCTCCTATACGCAATCCAGTTAAATTTCTTACATTAAACAAGGCTCTAGAACCAAGATAAAGCGGATCTGAAATTACAAGTTCCGTCAAACCATCGCAATTATTAAAAGCCTCATCTCCAATAACATTAACATTACGACCTAAATTAATTTCAGTTAAATTATCTTGATCGTAAAATGCACTCTTACCGATTTCTCTGCAATTCAAATCAGCCTTTCTTAACCATTTTCTACTTGCATTATCAGCCCGAAAAGAGTTTGTACCTATATAATTTATAGAAGACCCAATATACAAATAACCTTCACTATTTGCACTTGACCCAATATATCTAAATGCGTTGTTTCCTATTGTCCCATTTGTTGTTTCTGTATCATTACCAAGATATATTCCAGTGATACCGTAACAGCCATAAAAACTTTCCGTCCAAATATATTCAGGATTATTTATACGTATAGTTTTTATTTTAGATCCACAATTAATAAAACTTCTACCGCGAGAATCGCTTTCGCCTATCTCTCTGACATTATCTCCAAAATTTATTGTTTCTATATTGCTCTGATAATAAAAAGCGTGATATCCAATTTGTCTACAATTTAAATTTAAATCTTTAATCCACCTATAATAACCTCTATTGCTATCATTAAGATAAGCAGAAAAAGCTGCGTCTTTCACAAAATCAATAGAAGATCCTATATAAACTTCACCTAAACCTACGGCAGGATTTGCTGGCCCCATACGTCTATAAGCGTTACCGTCTATAATTCCATTTGTAGTATTTATGTCATTACCCACATAAATACCAGTAAGATTACTACAACCATAAACCTGCCATTGCCCCACCCACTCTGGGTCTGGCACTGTTAATGTGCCCGATAAAGAATAACATTTCCAACAAAAATAATCTTCAAGAATTTTCACGGTTTCCCCGATTTTAATACCAGTCATCTGTTCTTGATGATGAAAATTTCTATCACGGACCCACCTAGAGTGAATTTCAGCACTTTTTAACCAAGAATAGCCATAATAATCACTACCCCAAAAACCATTGAAGCACCTCGATCCAATAGTATCAATGCTACTACCAACAAAAGCATGACCTTGACCTAGTCTATCTCCACCCATAACTTGACAAGCTTTATTGTCTAATTGTGTTCCTATGGCCTCTCTTTGATTAAATCCAGCGGATGCTCCAGGAACACTATTCATATTCCCTATATAAACACCAGTCATATTCTTACAATATCTAAAAGCACTCACACCAACATATTCTGGATCTGGTATTGTAGCCCCAGTTAAACTATAACAATAATTAAAGGCTCTAGACCCAACTCTTTTAACGGTGTCACGGAAAGTAACAGTCTCTAGTTCTGATTGAAATCTAAAACAACCATGTTCAGTGTTACTCGCATTTTCTAAATTTCTAGCTCCTAAATCAAGTGTTTTAATCCAAGAATAATCCGCAGCACTTTCGTAAAAAGCGTAATAATGTATAGAGTCAACCGAAGACCCAATATATACATGACCTTTAGCACCTAAAGCTTTTTGAGTGGCCCCTATATTAGTTCCACCATGATATTCTATTCGAGCAGTTGGTGGATCATCATCATTGCCTAAATACATTCCAGTGATGTTACCACAGTGCTGAAACGAGTAAGGGCCCAAATATCGCAAACCAGGAATTCTAACTCCAGTTAGTCCAGTACAATTGTAAAAACACTGCTCAGTTTTTATATTATTTGGATCTCCCAAGTTTCTAAGCAAAGGTCCAAATGTTAATTTATTTAAATTAAGTTGATTCATAAATGTTCGATAACCAATTTCCCTACAATTTAAATAAGCATTCTCTATCCATTTATAACCAACGTCGCCATAAAATGCATGTTTACCAAGTTTGTTTATAGAACGATTTATTATTAGTGTCCCATTCGTGGTGTCTGTACCAATTTTCCTCATCGAGTTCTCTTTGAGTTCCCCATTTCTAGATTTGCTATTATCCTGTGTTCCTAATTCAATTTTATTAATGTTATTACAATCTTTAAAAACGTAATGCCAAATAGTTAATGGTTCTGGCACAACTACATCAGTTAAACTAGTGCAACCTTCAAAACATTGAGTTCCTATAACCTTAGTATCCTCTGTTAAATTAAGCTCCGATAAATTTGTCTGTTGGAAAAACGCTTGAGTATCGATCCACCTGGCGCTACAATTTAACGTCTTAATCCAATTTCCTGCGCTAATAAAATTGGTTGGGTTGTAAGAAGTAAAGCCAAACTTCGAAACTTTATTTACGCTATAACCCAAATCAAGTGTCCCCTGTTTATTGGAATCAAAACCACACCTTTCAAAACCGTATTCGTCAATTACAGTTCTTCTAACCCTAGGATAATTTGTACCTATTTTAATTTTATTTATTTTATTAAGATATTGAAAAGCGCGTATACCGACATATTCTAAAGACGAAGGTAAGGTAAGCGTCTTCATCTCCTGATTACCATAAAAAGCAAAAGTTTCAATTCTTTTAATGCCCTCTTGAGAAGCAACGCTAGAAAATCTTGTTCTTGAAAAAGCGCTTCTTTTAATAGTATCTAAGCTAAAAGGCAAAAGAAGTGTTCCACTCAAATTAGACACACCATCCACACTATTACGAAAAGCTTTTTCGCCAATTGTTTTTGTTTTTGTTCCTATATACAAATAACTTCCATCAGTATCGTTTTCTTTCCATAAATCGGGCACATTATCCAATCTGCTGTCCAAAGTCTCAAATGAAGAATCATAATATACAGTTTGCCTCTCATCATCGGGCCATATAGAAATTAGATTTCCTTGAAAATAACCTTGAACTGGAGTGCTGCTATTAGGCTCAGATAATGATGTTGTACTTGCAGTTAAGTAATCGTTATAATATCTTTCAGAAACAAATAATATTCTGTCTGATGTATTATTACCATCATCAACAAATCTCAAACTATTGTAATTTCCTATAGCCTCTATAGGTATATCTATATAAGCAAATTGAACATTAGAGCAGTTTTTAAAGCAACCATTCCCGATACCTGTAATATTGTTTCTTAATATTATTGAAGGTATTCCGCTGCAATTTTCAAAAGCATTATTTCCAATATACTTAGTTCCATTTCCTATGGAGATAGATTGCATATTATAATCATTCCTAAAAGCATTTTTGGATATTGTTATTATCGAGTCTGGTATAACTACATCGTTTGATATATTATAACATCCACGGAAAGCGCTATCACCCAAAATGTTAACGCCTTCTTCCATAACCAAAGAACTAAAACCCGTACAATTTCCAAAAGCATAATAATTAACAGTATCACAGGTTCCTGGAATATAAAGCTCCCCAGTTAAATTTTTGCAACCTCTGAATATTTGATTTCCTAAGTTTGCAGTTCCAGTCCCTAATTTAAATTTACCATTAAAACCACTGCAGTTTCTAAAGATTTGTCTATCTATCCCTGTAAGAGAATCTGGTAAAATTAAATCACCAGTAAAACCATCGCAATCTATAAACGCATATTCGTCTATTTTTTCTATACCTTCACTAAATATAAGTTTCTTTTTTAAACCTTTACACCCCGAAAAAGACTGCTCATGTATCCTTTTAATACTAGGAGGGAAAAAAAGATCTCCCGATATATCTACATTACCCCTAAAGGCTTTTCCATTTACTTCGGTTGTATTATATCCTATATCAAGATAAACAGTTGGATTGCCATTAGAGTTACTATCATTTATATCATACCAGGCAGAGGGTATATCAGAATTTAATGACTGAAGAATTTCATCATTACTAGCTCTGTAAACCCTACTTTCTAAAGCCCCCCTTCTTATTGGCAAACCCCTAAAAGATTTATAAAGTTGAGTTTCATCAGAAGGGTCCTCTAAATAATCATAATAATCTCTCTGATTTGCATACAAAGCTGCACCACCCACTGCTTTACCAACATTTTTAAACTGATTAAAGTTGATGAAACGAGTCCTCGGAAAATCTACAAAAACTCTTTTAATGCTTCTGTTTTCTATAAAAGCTCTTCCTTGTATTTTTTTTATTCCACTATGTAAAACCAAATCTCCAGTAAAACCACATCCATAAAATACCCTATATTCAATATTTTTAAGGCTGTCGGGTAAAACAAGTTGATTTGTAAAACCAGCATTTCTAAATGCCTCTTGTTCGATTGTTTCTATGTTTTGGCCTAAAGTAAGCCCCCCATCAATATAAGTCTCAGAGAAAGTATAACTTCGTATTTCAGTTAATCCATCACCAATAACCAAATCCCCATCAAGCCCACGACAGTTATCAAAAGCTCTGTCTCCTAAATAAGTTAAAGAATCTGGCAAAATTAAATCTCCGTTTATTTCCTTGCAAAAACGGAAGGCTTCGATTCCTATTTGTTGAATTTTATTTCTACTAAAGTCTAATTGACCAATATTGTTTTGATAAAATGCTCTATAATCTATTCCTTCTACATTTTTAAAATCAACATCGCCTTCAAGATTAGCCCTAACAAAAGCCCCTTCATTTATGTAATCCAAACCCTCCCCCACAGTAATTGTGGATAATTTTGAGCAATCTTTAAAAGCATACGCTCCAATTGAAAGAAGTGAATCTGGCAGTATTAAATTTCCTTTAATTTGACTACAACTAGCAAAAGCATATTCACCTATTCGTTCCAAAGAATCATTTAAACTTAAGTTTCCATCAAACGAATAACAATCAAAAAAAGCAGAATCTTCTATCCCAGTTAGATATTCTGGCATTGTCAAATCACCTACGAGACTAGAGCAACGCTGAAAAGCGCTTTTTCGTATATTTTTTATACCAGTTCCCAAATAAAGAGTACCATTTAATTTTTTGCATTCGTAAAAAGTATTATCTTTAATCTCTGAAATAGAATCTGGTATATATAAATCACCGATTAAACCGCTACAATTTCTAAAAGCTTGCGCACCTATGGCCAACTCTTCATTATCTGGCAGTCTTAAAAATCCATCAAAATTAGAACAACCCTGAAAAGCTTGCTGACCTATAAAATTAACACTTTCTGGTAAAAGAAGATTACCATTAAAATTACAATTTCTAAAAGCTCGATATTCTATTCCTTGCAAGCCTTCTTCAACTATCAACTCACCATCAAAACCAGAGCAATTATCAAAAGCGTTCCATGCAATAACTGAATCTTGTTCTGGGGTACCATAATCCATATTAATATACAAATCCCCACGAAGGTTAGAAGCGTTCATGAATGACTCTCCGTCAACTTTTAAAAGATTGCTGCCTAATTGTAATCCATAAACATCTAAATCATCTTTTTTCCATCGATAATCTATAATGTTCTCCTCGGTGCTATCAATAATAGAACCGCCTTCACCAAAAACATAAGTGGTATCTGTTTGCAATGGGTCTTCCTCGTATTCTGAAGAATGACCAACGTAATTAAGTGTTAGCTTACCAACTCCGTCGGCAGAAATATCAAGGCTTTCACTTACCAAACTAGCATTTGGAATTTTTAAATAATGGAAAGAACCATAATACTCGTTAGACCTTCCACTAATAGCTATAGAAACATCCTTGTCTTGTTTTACCTCTAAAAATTTATATGCATCTTGCAAAAAAGCATCTGTGACCTCAAGTTGAACAGAAGCTGTATATTCAAGAGGTGGCAAAAGTTCAACCTTTTGAATCTCTTTGTCTCCTATAGTAAGATATGTTTTTCGCGGACACTTTATTGAATAGCTAAAACCTATAACCCTATTTGAAGAAGATCCATCACAACTTACGGTTATAGAGCCTTGGGTAGGAACATCTAGTGGCGGATGATTTTTAGGAGTTGGATAAATAATTTGTTCTAGATCTGTATCATAAGGATCTCCTTCGGACATTTCCGAAACTATTTGAAAATTAGTATTAACTACTGGCACAGCCCCTACTGCACAATTTACAGAATAATCTGACAAGTAACCACTATCAAAAGCATAAAAAGCATCACCGTAGTAAATACTACCAGAAATAGAAGCATCTCCTGTATAGCTAAAAATAGGATCATCATAAACCAATACTCTTGATAAAGAAACTGATTGCTGTACTGGACCACTATGTGTTGTTAATCCCTCTTTTGTTCCCAAGGGTTTTAATTTAGCTTCTGCACCCCTATAATTAAAATTAACAGATTGAATGCCAGATAGTTCATAACCATCTGTAAAAAATCTAACATCCGAATTTAATATAGCACTCATTATATACCTCTAAGTGAACCCCCTAATCTTTTTTCTTCTTTTATTATTTTAAGGACTTCTTCCTTCAGTCTGTTAGCGAAACGTCTGGTATTTGTTTCGTCAGTACTACCGCCTTCTTCCGCTTGTTCCGCAGAACCCATTTTCCACTAGAGTCCCCACCACCAGATGAAGATCCACCTGAATTAACATTTATAGTAACATCCCCAGTTGATTCTTTAGTTGCATTTATCAACTCATCTAATTTAGAAACCAATCTCTGATTTGATTCGCCACCTTCAGAATCCTTACCCTCCAATCCAGAATTCATTTTTTCTAGATTAGACTTTCCTATCCTATTAACGGCGGCATTGTTCATTATAAACTCTCCACCAGAAAGCATTGCTGGAATTCCATCTACTTCAGCACCAACCTTCTCTTCAACCATTCCCCCTGTAGCGTATCCAGGAGGCCGAGCTGTTATGTCCCGCAAATTCTTTGGTATATTGTAATTATACCCTTGAGCCGCCCTTTCTCTGGTGTATCCCAAAGATTGAGCCAAGCTTCCTCCAGGATCGTTCATCAAAGTGCTGTTTAATTGATTAAAGCTACCTATATTCTCTCTTCCAGTTCCAACATTTCCTATACCCCCATAAGTTTCAGCGGTAAACAGAGGTTGTTTGTTATCGTCAAAAAGACCCGTAGGTAATTTAGATCCAGACCAAGCTCCCTTTAACCAAGTGCCAACTTTTTTAAAACCTGATGTAATACTAGACACAAACCCTCCACCCGCTGTACCAGCAGCGTCACCAGCAGCCCCAGCAGCTCCACCAGCAGCCCCAGCAGCTTCACCAGCAGCAGAACCTCCAGCTTGAGCAGCACCGCCAAGTTTGTTGATACCAGCCCCAACAATTTGAATAGCAGCATTAATCCACATATTTCGGATTTGCTTCTTTCTTTGTTTGACCATTTCTTCGTACTGCTTTTCTTGATTTATTTGAGCAAGTCTAAGATCAAAGGCTTGCAATTTAGCGTCTTGTGTAGCTCTTTGTAAAGGGCTTCCTTGATTCCTTCCAAAATTAGTTAATCTAACACTCTCTGGCTCAAGGCCGATAAATGAAGCCCCTCCAAATTGATCGCTTCTATTAGAAATAACATCTTGTGTTCCCGAAGTAAATGCTTGGGTCGCAAAAGATCCTAAATTTTCCTTCCCTCTTATTGTTCCTCCATAACTCCCTGGTGCAAAAAATCCAAATTTTCCAGTTTGATCCCCCTCTTTAAACTCATCGTCACGAACACCAAATATATTACCAACCATGCCGCCATCAGCAAACTTCAATACGCTATCACTGCTTGAGAAGGTTTTCATAAAATTCCCACCATCACCACTGGATTCAATTATCTTACTCGCCCCAGAAGTATACATATATTGATTGTCAACAACTCCGCCTTCTGCGAATTTGCTCATTCTACCTTCGTTAACTTTATCCATGAAGCCTTTTCCGTATTTTTTCACGGAATCTTTTCTCATGACATATTCGCCACCCATAAGCAGCGCTGGAACATCATCTTTGCTTCCAGAACCACCTCTAACTGGTCCTCCAGTTGCGAACGGAAGAAGTTGTCCTAATTGTCCACCTATCGAACTCCCAAGAGGTCCTAATAAAGAACCTAATGCGGAACCAATAGTAGAGCCCCACTTAGGACTGTCTCCTCCTGCTGAAGATCCTCCTCCAAAACCAGAGAACAAGTTTTTCAAGCTAGAAACAAACTTAGAAAATACATCGCCAAATGATTTAAATATATTAGAGAAGTATTTTTCAAACATGTTCTGACTTTTTTCCTCACCTAATACTACATCTTCCTGCTTTTTTTCTATTTTTGGAGTTTCCTTACTCTCTGGCTCAATTTGTTCTTTTAATTGCTCTATAAATTTTTTATTGATTTCAGTACTAGCTTGATTAACAACCTCAACAAATAAAGGACTATTTTTACCATAACCACGCTGTGCAGATTGCTTATCTTTTCCTAAAAGTTTATCGAGGAACTCTTCTTCTTGAGTTAAATCTTTTTGTTTTTCGTCTGTCACCATTTGGACGAACAAAGCGCTTTTTTGACTAGATCCATCTCTCTTAGAAAGGTCTGGAACTGGCAAGCCAAAGACATCTCCAATTTTGCTAAATATTTTATTAAAGATATTATCTAAATTGGTCACAGAAAGTTTTCTCAAGAAATTATTTACTGCGCCACTTAAAGTTTCACGCAAATCCTCACCCTTAAGCAAAGCATCGGTAATACCTTCAGATAAACTCCTGCTAAATTCTTTGGCTCCAGAAACCAAAGCATCTTGGAGCTTCTCAATTCTCTGTTGTTCTGTTTCGTAAAATTCAGATTGGAATTTTTGAGCTAAACTTTGACTCTTGGTTTTTAGTTCTGCTATTTTCTTTTCTATTTCAAAAATCTTCTGGGCCTTTTCTGGATCATTTGGATCTATAGCTGCAATCTGCTGCCTCAAACCAAGGATTTCTATAAGCTTTTCTTTTTCGAATTGAGCGGCTATTTTTTGTGCGCCTGTTTTAGCTGAAACTATGTCGAGTTCTTTTTGTCTTAGGGCTGTTATTTCATTTGCTTGTCTAATTGCCTCAACTCCAGTTAGTCCATCACGAACACCAGATTCCAGTTCGGCTATTCTTCCTTGACTTGATAAAGAGCCTTGTATTGCGCTTGGATCTGCGGATGTGGCTAATGTGAATGCGTTCTGAGCTTTTGTGGTCGCTATTTTGTTAAACTCATCGCGGACAAGATTAGCAAAAGTAGTAAGACTTGCGCCAGCCTCAAGCAAAGCATTCCTAGCCCTATCAGAAGCTAATTCAAAGGTTTCTGATATAACTTTTAATTGATTACCGAATTTAAATAATTTTATGCCAGATTTAAAGTTTTCTACTTCTTTTTTAAGTTCTACCGCTTTGTCCCTTATTGATTTTATCTCTTCATCTCTAGCTCCGCTTATTTCTTCGATCTCAGTGTTTATTCTATCTTGAGCAGCTTTTCTCTCTTTGTCGCCTTTTGTCTCCTTTTCTATCTCATCACCAAAACCAAAAAATTTACCAACCTTGCCAAATGCAGATACTATTCTCCCAAACTTAGAAACAGTACCCTCAAATGTTATATTTGCAGACTGGAATTTTAATACACTAATAGATTCTTTTGCTAAAAGCTCTTGAGCCTTTACCGCCTCATCTGCAGATTTATCTATTCTTTGTTTTTCCTGCTGTTTGAATATTGTTTCTAAATTTAATTGCAAAGCTTTTGCAGCACGTTCCCTATCGGCATTAGTTCCTTGTTGCCCAATCAAATTTTTACCTACTCCAGCAAGTTGTATCTGACTTAGACTTAAGCCTAAACCTTTAAACTCCTGGAATAAGCTCTTCTCTAAAGATTCAACAGCTTTTACTACATTTTGATCTCTAACATCTTTCTGAAATTGTAATTCTCTATCAGAGATTTGTTTATCTATAGATACTTTTCCTTCTGGACTCGCTCCCGCTGCTCCCCTTCTTCTTTTTATTTCCTCTATATCCCTATCTTTTTTTAATGTAAGGAGTTCTCTTTCTGAGTCTATAATTTGGCTTTGGGCTGTTAATGCATCTTCAAAATCAGAAACTCTTCTTTTTGCTTGTTGTGCTTCAATATTAGCCAACACGCCTCTTTCTCTAGCTAAATCAAGAGATGCTTTTTCTATGTTTAGTTTGGACTGTTCGGCGCTTAAAGTTTCTTTTACAAGATTAAATATCTTATCCTTGTCACCAAGAATTTTTTCATTTAACTTAATTCTTGCTTTTAAAGATTCCTCGTCTAGTTTACCAGTTCTTAATACTTGTTCTGCTGTACCTTCAACCAACCTATTATAAGCTTTCAGGCTCTTTTCTGAAATCTCTCCAACAGCACCCACATTAAACGCTTTTTTAACTGACTCATTAGATTTCAATGTATCTCTAGCTATCGTAGCTAAAGATGCCCTCTCTTTTTTCTCGAAACTAATAGAATCCAACCTTCTTTGAGCAGCTTCTTTTTCAAGTTGTGACGTAGTAACTAAAGTTTTCTGTAACTCTAATCTAAATTCAAGTTCTGATTTTATATTAGATAAACTTAAACTTTGTTGGAATAAAGAATCGGCTTGTATTTTTGCTATCTGAGCATCAAGAGTTTTATTTACATTTTTAACCGTAATCTTATCCTGATTAGCCTTAAAGATTTCTTTTTCTATTTTTAATATGTCTTGAAGCAATCCGTATTCTTGCGCTTCTTGCCCTTCTGCATTAGCGACAGCAGCTTGTTGGGAAAGATTTCTTATTTCTCTTAACCTATCGCCTTCAGGACCTTCTAAAACTTTTTTCTGTACTCTTCTTAATCCTTCTTTCGTTGAAAGGTCTTCCCCTTCTCTTTGCTCTTTTGTGGAAGCTTGCAATACTAATTGAGTAAACTGTTCTCCATAAAAATCAGCCGCTTGCTGTATTTTTGCTTGGGCCTTTTGAGAAACTTCAACCCCATCAAAGGTTTTTCTAGTTGTGTTTACTGAAGTTGGAGCTGCTCCAGCGAATGCTCCTCCAGTATTAGGAATTTGAACTTTTACTTGTTTAGTTCCTAAACCTAAATTAGATTTACCAAAATCTTTTATATTTTCTTGTAAAATCTCTGCTGGAGCTTTAGCTAATTCCTCATCTAAATCTTTTCCAGATTTACCAGCAGATCTAGCTTGGAAAAGCCTTCTCTGCTCTGAAGCGACATTATTAAAAACAGACTGACCAGTTTTTCCCCCTAAAACTCCTTCGGCTAAATTTTTATTAGCTTCCTCTACTCTTTTTGCAAAAACTTGCATTGGAGTATCCGCCAAGCCTACGGCTTGTTTTAACTTATCAAAACTTTTACCTACAATCCCTCCCAAGTCAACACCGAATATTTTAAGAACAGCGCTAATTCCCTGAAAGCCAGCGATCAATGGCCCAACAAGAGGTATAAATTTAGCAAAACCCCCTACAACCTTTCCGACAATAGGACCAGCTTTGCCAATGATACCTAAAAATTTCGTAGCTCCACCTAAACCACGACCTCCAAGCTTACCAACATCTATATTTCCAATATCTCTAAGAGTTCTACGTCCTAAAGGCGCAGCAACTTGGTTTTTGCTTGCTAGTCGTTCTCCTCTTTTTGTAAGCTTATCTCCAAAACCAGTTATATTTCCTTCTAATTTTCCACCAATACTAGCTAAACCGCCACCAGCTTCTTCTTTTCTTGCTTGGCTGGCTCTATCAAGCCCTAAAGCCTGAAAAGCTGTTAGTGTTGTTATTAAACCCGCTATATCAGATGTAGCGCGAGCAAAATTAGCACCAAGACCTTCTGCTTCATCGCCCACTCCAGAGAATATGCTTTGCAAAGCAAACGCAGCAGTAGATAGAGCGATCAACCTGCCAGTCGAATCTTGTGCAGCTTCTCCGACATTGCTATTACCACTGGAGCCTGAGCCTTGCGAGTTAGGATAAAGTTGTTCTCTAGTAGCCCCCCCAGTAAGATTACTAAAATTTGGTATCCTTCCAGTAGGCTCATCTCTAGTATTAGTCACAGCAATGCCTTGCGGGTTTTGGCTGTTGCGGAGTTTTCCGTCTTGGTTTATTCTGATTTGATTTACAGGAACACCAGCTTCTTTTTCGCGCTGGATTGCTTCCTCTAAAGCTCCTCCTCCAGCAAAGTTAGGTATGTAACCAGATGCAGCTGAATCTTTCAACTTATACTTCGAAAATAAACTTGCAGGTAAAGGCCTTTTAGAACCTGAAGGTGTCCCGTAATCCGCCTCTATTTTTTTGTATTGTTCTTTAGAGATATCGTATTTAGCTAAAGCTGATTTTTGGTCTATAAATTGACTAGAAAGAGGACTGTCTTTTTTATACGCAAAAGCGTTTTGACGGCCAACCAATATATCATAAAACTTTTTAGCCGTAGACTTTAGTTGGTCTGAGCCAGCTCTATTTTTAACTTCCGCTCCAGCGGAACCAATAGAGGCGTTTGTTACTCCAAACTTTTCGAAAAGCCTAGGTGAGCTCGGCAAGTCTATTCTTGAAGTATCTGTTCTAGAACTGTAATCTTTAAACTCATCGTCATTTAAAACAGCAGATAAACCAGTTTCGAAAATAGTGCCAGCAAATCCACTTAAAGCGCCTTTGTTAAACAATGAAGATATTTTTGCTTTTGTTGCTTTCGGTATTTGACCGTCTGAGCTTAAACTTTTAGCATAATTCCTTGCTAAATTGGAGGAGAATCTTGAAACCTCAGTCTCTAGATAATCTATATCTGATTTGGATTTACCCGAGCCTTTTTTCCTTTCGCTCGTCTGCATGGAATATTTAGGAACAGAAACCCGACTAATAAGTCCGCTTGCTAAATAAGTTTTAGCTTCATCGAGACTCGAATAAGCTGCCGTTATGCCTTTTCCTTTTTTTGTTGGGCCAGCGTATAGTGTTTTGTTTTCATCGGCCGAATTATCACCAGTTAATAATATATAAGATTGACTAGAGTTTACTAATCCTGGCAGAACAGAGCTTGCTTTTGATGCGTCTGCCTTGCCATTTGCAAAGTTAGGGATAAATCCCCCAGCCGCATTTATCTTCTTAGCCCCACTTGGAAGACCCATTGACTTAACCATGTCTTGGTTAAATATAGCAGATCCTCCACCAGCAAAATTTGGAACAATATATTCACTATCATTAGCTACCATAGTTCCCTTCTTGCCGCCACCAAATGAAAAGTTAGGTATAACAACTGGCTTCGCTCCTTTTGGAGCGCCACCAACACCTTTCGAAATATCTTTTTGTTCAGCACCTACTGGCAAGAAACCTCCAGCACTTCTGCGTGTCGCTTGCGATGTTGACCTAAGAACATTTGGCGCAACCGAAGCTCCAATTGCTGTTATTTGTTTTGTTATAGCCAGCTGCTCCTTTAATGCGCTTGTAAAGAATTGTGCTTGCTGTCTTTTCTTCTCAGCAGCACTAAGATTTGAGTTTTCTATACTTAATATCTGTTCTCTTATTCCCTTGTCAGTTAAAAGAGTGGATACAATTTGCTGTTGAGTCGATTGGAGTTTTTTGGTTTCTGTACCAATATTTAAGAAAGTTTTTAAAGAATCGAATCCAAATTTAGCTAACTGAAAACTAAGTTTACCCAGAAGAACAACAAACAAGCCAATTCCGCCAGATATTAAAACAGTACCCAAACCCTTAACAAAGCCTCTAGCAAAAGTTCCTCCAATGCCTTCTCCGTCTAAAATCTTTTGAGCACCTTCGGCAAAATTATTAAAGAAATTAAGAACCGTTTTAAATGTATCAGTGACACCAAGTTCGCCTAATGTATTAGCAAGCTCTTTAACACTTAATACTGTTGTGTTGATAGCTGCCGCTAAAGTTTGATTTAGAACAATATTTTTATCGTAAGCTTCTGTAGTTGCGTTTTGAAATTTTTGAGTAGCAGCTAAAGCAACAGAAGTCTCACTACTATAATCCGCTAAAGCGGCAAGCAAAGGAGCGATCTGGAAACCACCACCAATTTTTTCAGAAACAGCTCGAACTTGAATATCATCTAGTTTTTCTAATTGTTTGGCTAGGTTTTCTATAAGTTTAGTAGCTGGTAAAATTTTACCTTCAACATCTGTAATTTGAACACCAAGGCTATTTAATAACTCTAAGTTTTCAGATCTTCCGATACGAGTAAAGATCGTTTTAAACGAGTTTCCAATAACAGCACCACCACGCGCTGTTCTTTGTTGAACTGCGGTTATAATACCGCCAAGCTCATCAATACTAACTCCAGCTTGTTCAGCGACAGATGCCGAACGCTTAAAACCTTCAATAAGATCCCTCTCAGATACAGCGAAAGAGTTAGCCGCAGCACTAATTTTATTAAGAACCTCTCCTGTAGTTAAACCAGCTTTAGAAAAACTGTTAACTGCTGCTGTTAAACCAGCAACGGCTTCTGCGGCATCTATCCCAGCAAGCCTAGAAAGTATAAGAGAATCATTAAGTCTCTTTGTTACCTCTTCCGCACTTAAACCCTGTCTAGATAACTCCAAAGCAGCATTAGCAACAGTATCAAATGTTTGTTCTGTGTTTTTTGCTATCTCAAAAATCTCAGCCTTAAGAGCACTTAAGCCAGATGTTGTGGTTTTCAAGATTGAGTTTATCTTTGCTAAATTAGCCTCAACTTCAATCGTGGTAGATACTAAATTTTTAAAAGATTGTACAACAGCATTAATAATTCCTACTGATGCACCGAAAGCCAAAACGCGAGCGTTAGCAGCTTCCATAGACTTGCCAAACTCATCTGCCTGACCAGTAATTCTGCCAAGCGGCTGCTCTAAAGACTTAACGTCTTTTGCGCTTGTACCAAGATTTATTTTTAAGTTACGCCCAGCTTTTTGCGCAGCCTTTTGGATGCTTATCTCTAAACCTGTTTGCTCTACTGGAACTCTAATGGGCATAACCTTTTATCCTTTACAGGTATTACACCAAAATTACCTTTAGTCACCAGCTAATTTAATCATTTGTTCCATTGTTAGAGTTCCTCCAGCTTTCCTTATTTCTTCTGAAAGACTAACTGTATTTTCTGAACCCTGAGCCAGATCTTTAATATCTTCTGATGTGCCTCCAAATACAGTAGAACCAGCTGCGTCATCATTAATAAACGACTTAGCACCTTTACTTTTGTTTTGTTTGGCTTCTGAGAACGCAAGAAGTTTTTCTGGGTCTTCTTTGATATGATCGGGTATTTCTTCTGTGTATTGAAAAATACTATGGAAAATCTTACCAAATAAAACCAATTTCATTTGGAATACAGACAAATCAACTATTGGTTTTCCAAAAAAATCTCTAGGGTTTTCACAAAAAGATAAATACATGCCAAAAAATGGTCTTAAAACAGTTTCTTGAATTGTTAATTCATCCATTCTATTGTTTACATTTTTTTGTAACAAACGCAAATGAATAACTTCATCGTCGCTCATTTCATCAAAATCCTCACTAGAAAACGCATGTTTTTTTAGTTTTGGGGAATCAAAAACAAAATACCTTATCATTTCAGCAACAGACATATTAGAAGCGTAGTCTTCTGCTGTTTTCCCAATTATCTGTTTTCTTGTAGAAAGTAAATTTAAATGTTCAGACTCTTTTTTGTCTATGGTTTTTTGCATTCCTTCTTGTTGAGACCTAAGAAACAATTTACTTTGCGTTTTTTTAAGGTTTTCTATTTCGGAACTTAAAGTTTCGATTTTAACATCATCGTCATCGCTCCACAATCCATCGTTTTTAACATCTAACAGAACCTCTTCTTCTGTTTTGACCCCTCTATTTATAGCCCTTTGTTTATATTTATCATAATATAAACTTAAATATCTTTGATCTTTTATAGTAAGATGCTTTAGGTATACCAAGCGCCCATTAAATTCGCACTCGGTATACCCATCAAATATTTCTCCCGCTAGAGATATATAGAACTCTTCATTCTTCACACTTCACCTTCTTCAGCTTTTTTAATAAGCTCTTCAAACTCTTCTTGAGTAGAGGCTTGATTAAAGAACCAAAAGGCCAGGGTGGTAGAAACTTTTTTAATCAAATCAGCATAAAACGGATCCTCTGCTTCTTCGAGCTCATAATAGTTGGCGATTTTTTCTTCGAAATCATCACCCTCAAAATACTGAACAAACTTGTCTCTTTCCTCATCGTAAATATATGTTAGGTGAAGGCAATACCAAAGAAGAACCCTATTCTGGGCTTTTACATCCGCAGTATGATCAAACAAAGATTGGAAGTTTGATTCAAACTCAATAATCTTAGTTCTGTTTTCGGCGGTTTCTTCTTTTACTTTTTCAAACCTAGCCTCTTGTTTTTCCGTTCTTTTCTTAACGGTATCAAGACGCATATATTCATTTTGCAAATCAAGAGCTTGTTTATAGAGCTTCGCGTAATCGGAAGCATCTTCCTCACTAAAAAGCCCACCAGTGTCACTATACTTTTTGCCAAGCATAGCTTTTGTCAAAATGCCCCTTTTAATACACTTACTCATTTCTACTGAATATTCCAATTCAGCTTCTTCAAGTTCGCGTCTATTTGGCCTTTTAACCTGAATCTCTACAGGCTCCTTCTTTTTGACCTTACGTTTAGTAATGGTTTCTTCGCCAGTCTTTTTATCTTTTCTGACTGATTCAACAACTTTTTCCACCTGTTTGTCTAAGGTGAATTGATATAATATTTTATTTTCCATATGCCTTTAATTAAATTTAAATGAAACCTGGTAATTTTCAATTTCTTTTTCCATGTTTCTTATCGATTCATTACCATAATCTAAAATTCTTTTTCTAATCCATGATAATTTGTCTGGGGTAAAGTGATCTGCAGCCCTCAAAAGAGAATGATATTTCTCTGGAATCTCATCGTAAAGTTTCTGATAATGAAAATCATGATCTTTTTTCATGTCCTCAATTAACATCAACATTATCTTAAAAAGACCAGAAATCTCCCTGTGAGACTGATTATTTAGAATTTTTTTAGCATTCATACCCTTTGCCTTGTATTATAATACAAAAAAAAGTGTAATTTTCAATATGGCAGGTTTTTTATCTTTATTAAAAATATCAAAAATAGACGCATTATATGATCGTCTACATGAAACCTTTGCTCAAACAATTACAGTTTACAAAGATGCTACGAGGACCCTTATAGCCCACAACCCTAAATACAACGCTATATATGGGAAAACTCAAACAGGAAAAGACGATAGTATTTCTTACGAAGTAGTACCAAAAACTTTCGACGCTAGAATATATTACGTTAAAACAGAAGAAGAACTTTTAAATAATTATAAAACTCAAACAAAAACAATTCTTCCAAAAGGCACGGTAAAGATAATAGTTAAAAAAGAGGGTTTTGATTATCTACAAGAATCAAGAAGGGTCGAATTCGACGGAAGGATGTTTACAATAAAAACAGACGGCAGTCCATATGGGTTAACAGGAAATCTTTTTTATACATTTTATTTATCACCACTTGACGAAGCTGCAGCAGAATAATGGCTAACTTACCTCTAGATGTTCAACAAGCCCTAAGAAAACAAGCTCCTAGAATTTTAAAACCAGGACTTAAAAAAGAATTCAAAAAAAAGTTTGATGAACTTAAGAAAGAAATGATACAAGAATTTCTTTCTCATCCTGTAACCGTGGAAATAAATGCAGGACCAAAATCCACAAACATAAGTGGAACATTAGGTGGCAAAGCTAATCTTTTTTCCTTTATTGGTTTTAATGCTAATGAAAATCCCACTAAGGCAATATTAGAGATACTAGAAAAAACCACCTACAAAGAAGTTGGCGACTCAAAAAGATCAATAGGTAAAGAATATTCTGTAACATTACCTAACGCAAACGAGATATTTGCTGTTACTCCAATGCCTTGGGCTACAGGGAGAAGTTGGGCAAAAGGTATAGAAACAGGGATTTCTGGGCTAGGTTATCTTTTAAATAAATCCACCGCATCTAGTAGATCAGGTGTAGCTATACAAACAAGTAAGCCAGTCAGAAGAGGTGGATTCAAAAACATGCCTTACATTACCGCCCTGATTAAAAAATACGAGAAAAAGTTTAAAGATCTGTCATGATAGAACAATATCATCATAAAGTAACCAATTCAATTATCCTGTGGTTTGACCATTACCTTTTGTCGAAGGGTCAAGCTTACACAAACATGACTGGCGTTAATTTTTATAATTATGATGACGACAGGCTTGATTCTTCTTATCAGGTATATGGAAGCCCTTACAAACAATGGGTTTGTGATTCTTCTATAGCTGGAGCAACAATTCCAGATGGCGTGATTGTTGGCAATACACCCTCTGGTCAATATAACCAGAGCATTACTGGCAGAAGCGGTATGTTTATGGATTTTGAAAATGGTAGGGTTTTGGTTGAAGGATCAAACAGCAATTATGATATAACTTCTAATTTTGCGGTAAAGGACTTCAACATCTACTTCACAAACGAAACTGAAGATGATTTAATTGCGGAAAGAAAATATGTAGTTAATTCTCGCCTACCAAGACCAGATGAATCATTCATTGATCCTTACGACCAAGTATTACCAGCAATTTTTATAAATACATCTACAGCTCAAAACAAAGATTTTGCTTTTGGCGGAATGGAAGAGACAACAATAACTTCGACTGCAGCAGTATTAGCAGAAGATTCTTATCAACTTGATGGGGTTCTTTCTATATTTGCTGATTCAAAAAACGAATGCGTTCCCGTTATACCAATGTCAGATCATCCATATAATGAGTTCAATGATCTTAAATCTGGTGTATTTAACTATAAAGAGCTTTCTGCAAAGCATTCCAGCTCCAACAAACTCTTCATAAATAACGTAACAACTTCAAAGCTCACGGATAGAGCAAGAAAATCATTAACAAATGATATCTTTGTCGGTTTCATTGATTTTGAAATACAACAACACCGATTTAGACATCAATAATTTTTCACAAACAAAGAAAACAACTGTAAACACTTAAAATAATCATAGCTATGGCAAGAAATAGAGTAATTTATCAATCAGAAGCGCTTTACGTCAGTAATGAGTATAACTCTACTGGAGTTTCAGATCACGCACAACTTCACCGTGTTCAAAGCGCAAACTACGGATTTACAATCAATCGTCAGGATGTTAACCAATTTGGTAATCTGGCTCGTATTGATTCGCTAATATTGGAACCACCAACAGTCAATTTTGATCTTAGTTATTATGTAACTAATGGTTATAATGAAAGAGCTTTGAACTTTTTGGTTCAAAATGCCAGTAAACCAGGAGTTAGCGGTCAATTCGCCTCTGGACACCTTGCATCAAGTTCTGGACAAAACCTTTTCATTCTTACTGTACCAGAAGGTAAAGACGCAAACCTTAATAGATTTGACGGTGCATCGGAAAATGCAGTAATCGGAATTGGAAACGCATTCCTTACTGATTATACTCTAGATATGTCAGTTGGCTCACTCCCAACCGCTACGATTTCTTTTGAGGCTTCAAACATCATTTCAGACGTTACCGTTTCTGGGGAAAACACCACTATCAGCGGATTTACTGGAATCTATACTCCAGCTGTTGACCCAGTAAACGGAGAAGTTCTAACTGGCGTAGGTGGTAATCAACTTGAAATCGCTCTTCCATATGCTACTGGTAACTCTCATACTGGAGACTATCAAGCAGATGATGAAGATAAACTTTCAGCTCTTAGACCAGGAGACCTCACACTAAATCTTGACAGCTTTGATAAAAACATCTTGACTAAAGTTTCTGGTGCTGGTGGAATTCATATTCAGAGTGCTTCTCTGTCACTACCCCTATCCAGAACACCAATCGAAAGACTTGGTTCCAAATTCCCATTTGCTCGCGTTGTTGACTTCCCAGTTAACGCAACTCTCACTGTAAATGCTATTGTTAACACAATGGAAGCTCAAAACCTTGCTGAAATGATCAGCGGTTGTGGAGAAGGAACTCTTAGAGAGGTTTCAGTATCCATGGCAGAGTGCGGAGGCAACGAAGGAATGACTGTAATCATGAAAGGATGTACAATTGACTCCGAAAACTTCTCATCAAGTATCGGCTCCAACAAGAGTGTTGACATTACGTTCTCTACTCAAATTGGCGGAACCAAAGACACAAACAAAGGTGTTTTTGTTAGCGGAAGTAACGATACAAAACTTCCTTGGGAATAATAAAATTTAAATAATAAAAATTAGACATGGCAAGAAATAGAGTAATTTATCAATCGGAGTCTCTTTACGTTAGTAAAGATGTGACTTCCACAACTACTGGTGACCATCATGAACTTATCAGGGTTCAAAGTGCAAACTATGGATTTACCATTAATAGACAGGATGTTAACCAATACGGCAACCTTGCAAGGATCGACTCTTTGGTTCTTGAGCCACCAACAGTCAATTTTGACTTTTCTTACTATCTTACTGACGGGCTCAATGAAAAAGCTCTAGGATTTGATATTACAGAAAACGCTCAATTTGTTAGCGGATTCCTTGAAACAAATAGTGGAAGAAACTTCTTCATTCTTACCTCTGAAGAGGGTTCAGACACGACGACAATGGGTCAAAACGAACCTTACAGTCTCATAGGAATCGGAAATGCTTTCCTTAGTGATTATACAGTTGACCTTTCTGTTGGTGCTTTGCCAACCGCTACGGTTTCTTTTGAGGCTTCAAACATTAACTCAATCAACGGTTTTACTAGTGGTACCGAATTCCCATATGCTGTAACTGGCAATCTACCTTCTGTAAATCCAGAAGATGGCGAAGTTATTCCAGATATTATGGGAGCGGCAGTACCAGAGAATACAGGTCAAGACGGCCCAACAGCACTTAGACCAGGAGACATTATTCTTGAGTTTCCTTCTTTCGACGGCGGAGAAGCTGAGTCTGGAACACTCACATCATTAGCTGGTTCAAAAGGATTCCACGTTCAAAGCGCTTCAATTTCACTACCTCTTTCTCGTACTGCTATCGAAAAAGTTGGTTCCAAGTTCCCGTTTGCTCGTGTTGTTGACTTCCCTGTGAATGCAACAATGTCAGTGAATGCTGTTCTTAACGAAATGGAAGCTGGAAACCTTGCTAAAATTATCGCTGGTTGCGGAACTGACGAAATTAAAGAGATTATTGTCAAGCTTAAGCAGTGCGAAGGCCAGGAAGTTCTTAAATGGAGCCTTAAGGGATGTACCCTTGATTCCGAAAACTTCTCATCTAGCATTGGATCAAACAAGACTGTAGACCTCACCTTTGGTGTTCAGCTTGGTGGAATAGATGACACCTCAAGAGGTATTATCTGTTCTGGATCTGGACAAAGCAGACCAGTTTTTGGAGTTTAATACTCCTTATACATAACACATACATTGTTCATATAAAAACCCCGCCTTTCGGCGGGGTTTTCTTTTCTTGTCTACAAAACCAAATAACAAACAAAAAATTTAAGCTTCTATACCGCCAACCTGTCTAGGTTCTGATTGGTATATGTTGTATTTGTTAACAAGTTGGTCAAGAGCTATTTTAGCGTCTTGGGCCATTCCGCGTATCACTTTTGCGGTTTCATTTTTATTTGCGAAAGTGACACGACTTTCTCCGTCACTCAAGGAAAGTATTTCACCCTCAGTACTAGAAGTATCAGAACACGCTATAATGCCCCTCATTGCGTTCCTAGCCTTCTTGACGTAGTACTGATGAAGGTATAGCTGTTTATATATCGCAGACGCCTCAGAATCCAATTCCTGGCTTTCTAGACAGTATTCTGCATCTATAAGGGTGTTAAGCATCCCAAGGTTAGCTTCAAGCCAGCACTCAATTGACTGCAAGCTATTTAAGTCTGAGTCATTATCAAACTCACACTCCATTATTTCTTTAGCTAGATCCTCTAAAGCTGCCATTTAAATTTCTCCAAGAATATCTAAGGTTTTCTTGTGTTGAGGGTTATTTGGATCAAGCTCCATTACGCTACTTGATTGTGGCATAATATTCCTCATATTGTTTTTATTCTGTGATTTGAATTCTCTCAACAAAACACCTTTTAATTGAGCTTCTGATTGGAACGGGTTAAGTCCAACTTTTTGAGCCAAATTCCTAAGGTCATTAAAAGTACATCCTTTCAATTTATCCTCAAAAATATCTAACTCATTAGTCCCAAATGGGTTAATTTGATCAACACCTAAAACGTTTTCTAATTTAGCCATTTTCTCTCTAAACTCAGGGGTATTCACTTTCCCGCTGGCTTTCATTTCATTAATGTCGTCAATAAGACTTTTTTTCTTTTTGGTCTCTTTGGCTTTAACAGTCTTCTTTTTAGAAGTCTTCTTTTTAGACTCTTCTTGTTTATCGACGCCATAAGAAACGTCCATTTTTTTTGAATTTTCTTCTTCCATATTAATATAATAGGTTTGTTACTTAGTATTTACACAAAAAAAGGCCACCCTGTTAAGGGTGACCTTTAAAAATTTTATTTTTATCTTACAGGCTCTTGCAGATAAGTCCAGCAAGTGCGCGGTTGTCAAGGACCATACGACCCTCTTCAATACCACCGAACCAGCCAATCTTATTCTGGCGGATGCTATACTGATCGTCAGCAATGAGGCTGAACTCGGAACCATTTTCCTCGTCAACAGCAACTGCTTTAACCAGTGAATCGCGTCCACGATCAAGACCGATTAGGATCTCGTCTCCAGCGCTATCATCAAATGCTGCGGTGCTACCACCAGCTGCATCAGAGTAAGTAGTAGCTCCAGCAACGGTGTCAAAGATTGTGTTGAACTTCTGTCCAACGCCAAGCTCATTTACCTCCATGATGGAAATACCGTAGAAGTCAGGAAGACCACCACCAGCATTAAATACTGACTCACGAACGCTATCAGTAGCAGCAAGGTCGGTATTGTCGCCCTTGGTGTTTACTGGGTTGTAAGACATTTCACGAAGCGACTTAACGGCTTCTGGAGAAACCATGATGTCGGTAATGCCACGACGACCACCTTCTGGAGTACCTTTGTTCCAAGCAGTGTTGATACGCTTGGCGCGAGTGATGAGCTGATTAAAGTCATCAAGAAGGAATGAACCGTCTACACCAGCACGGAAAACGTGATCCTTGCCATTGGTGCTTGCACCTGCGACAGCGCCCATAATCAAGTTAGCAGAAGTACGCTCTTGCTTAAGAAGGATTTCTTGAGCCATGCGAGAGAATGTCTTGCTAACAACGTCCATGCGGCTTTTGGCTGCATAACGACGATCAAAGCTAACTGCGGTATCAAGGCTGTAAGTAGCAATTTTAAGCTCTGATACGGTTGGTACGACTTGGTTTTGTGGAAGACCACCAGCAACTGTGTTGCTGTAAACCTGTACGTAATCTTCGTCAGTTACATCGTAGTACAGATCCAACGGAATTGAAGGATTGTCCTCAGAGTTAAACTGAAGTGAAGTGAAGAGGTTACTAAGTACTGGCGCGTTGTTGATTACTTCAGCGATAACTGGACCGATGAATTCAGCAAGTGCAACCTGAGCTTCGTAAGCAACCGAACGGTTCTTGGAAGCCATAGCTTTAATAAGCTCAACTTGTTCTGGAGTTCTTTTAAGAGAAATTTTCATATTTGTATAATTTTCTAGTTAAATGTTAATATTACAGACCAAGAGCGATAACTGCGTAGTCGCCTTCCCAAGAATCGGTAACAGTTCCGCTTGAACGGGAACCTGTTCCAATTACAGTACCAATCTTATCAGCTGAAGAAGAGGCACAGGCAATAACCTTACCGCTCTCAACGTCACTAAGTTGTACACCGCCTCCAACAGTCAAAGCACCACTGTAACCTTCTGCTGCAAGAGTAAATACTCCGCGAGTAGCAACAGGAACAGCTTGACCAGGAAGAACACAGAAAAGTTCTTCTGCTTTTACTGGGTTGTAAAGAAGCTTCTCGCCGTTTTCGTCAGTCTTTGCAGTTTGACGAAGAGTAAGACCAAGGCATGAATCTCCGCTAATAGCAGGAGTACACTCAAGGTTTACCTTTGGGTATTGAGCTTTGATGAATGGATAATCAGTCTTACCGAGGTAAGAGTCATCCGAGTAAGAAACTGGGTCCTTGTCAAAATCTCCAGCGGAGATCGTAACAAATACACCAGCATCACCAGCACCTGAATCCGTGGTGGACTCATTAGCACTAGCACCGTCAAGGGCGAAAAGATTGATTACATCATTTTCGTCATATTGTCTGAATGGTAGAATTCTAAGCATAATGTTATTTTGTTAAAAATTTATGAAATTTCGATATTACTGCGATCAAAAGCTGCAGCGAACTTATCTTTAAGGGTTTGCTCCTCACGGGAAACCGTCTCGTTAGAGTTGGCTATTGAAGCTTCGCTAGACTCGACATCATCAAGGATCTCTTCGTCTGTTTTTGCTTGGGCTTCTTTCCCTTTTGGCGCAGAAAGTCTTTTTTCGACTTCTTCTTGGATGCGAGCTTCGACTTGCTTTTCAAATTCAGCTTTAGCCTCTTTACTCTTGTGCTTCCAAAGAACAACAAGCTTATCTTCGAAAGAAGCAAATGCTTCTTCAGTTTCGTCGATAGACTTCAGCTCCTTGGCCAAAAATTCTTTGTCTTCGTCTTCAAGATCAAATTTTTGATCCAAAACGTCCATACGCTCGTTGAAACGAGCTACCGCTTGTTCAGCCTTAATTGAGGCTTCATATTCAGCGATTTTGTTTTGGGCTTCTTCAAACTTGGTCTTCAGATCTTCGACTGAAGTTTTAAGTTCTTCGTGCTCTGCAGCAACAGCCTCTTTTTCTTCTTGAGCTTTAACAAGTTCAGCACGAAACTCTTCGTCTTTTTCTTTGATAGCATCCGCAAAGGTGCTGGTCATAGAAGCGACAGCTTCTTGCGAGAACTTCTTTTCGTTCAGAAGATCCTTCAGTTCGTTGATAACTTTTTCAGTTTCCATAGAATTAGTCTTTTTTAGGTTTACATTAGTTTTTTCACTTTGTGAAATTTTTTTATCTCTTTTATCGTTGATGATAATTGGGTTTTCCTCTTCTTTTTTCATATATATCCCCTTAACGTCAGCCGCTGGATTAGATGTGTATCCAATACCTAATGGATAAATCTTTCCTTTGATCAGTCGGTTAACGGGTCTTCCGTCATCTGTATAGCCACTTCCGCCGTATGCCTTGAGGCATCTAGCCATTTCTTCCATTTCTTCACCTTCACTGATTATTGTAGAATCCTCTAAGTAATCACTACCAACGGCAATTGAAAACTCAGAAAATCCTACCTCCCAGCTTGTGGATATAGAATGATGGTAAGGGTTCTGTGGGTCTACAGATTTTTCTAAAAGCTCTGCAAAAGAAGAGTTTGCAGATTTATAAACAACCGCTCCAAGAGCGATGTTGAATGGTTTTTCATAACCACGAAGTTCTTCTTCACTTAAAATGCTACTGGTGCCATAATCACTCCAACCAGCACTTGCAATATGCCCGACAATCTTGTCTTTGTCGTGTTCTATGTTCGTAGGTTTATGTAAAAAGTTTTTTGTATAAGCTATCGCTGTTTCAGAGTCGATTCCGTCTCCGTTTTTGTTAAACTTGTTAACAACAGCTGCGTTAAATGCTACCCCTAATAAATCAATATTATCTTCGAAATTAATACCTTTTGGTACTAGTGACTCAAGATTTTCAAGAGAGGCTTTTGATATAAACGAAGAATTACCAATATCACATGCTACAATATCTGCCTCAAAAGTAGCCGTATACTTATACGGCTTCTTATTGTTTTTAGGATTCAGTGGACTCTTCATTACTGTGATATAAAATTGCGGCTTCGTAATTACCAAGCTCATGCTTGGCTGCAATTTCTAAAATTTCAGGCAAAACGTCTAAGTTTTGTATTTCCTCTAAGTTAGATACACAAGAAACTGTCTTTTGTGTCCAATTTTCAATATTTGTAGAACAAACAACTGCCTCACACAAACTATCCAACATTTTTTCGTTCTTTTTAGTGAATCTTTTTATGTTTAATTTGTCCCGCATCAAGTCTTTTGTTGCAGCTCTGACAGTCTCTAGTTCGTGTATTGTTTTTTCAATATCTTTGCGAGAATAATTTCCTTCGGAATTTTCTTGAGGTATTCCACTTGTACCCTCTGGTCTACCAGCTTGTTTATTAGGTCCCTGAATTGTTGGCACAGCGCCCTCAACCATTGGCACACCGCCAACGATAGGATTGTAATAGCCCTCTCCCCTTTCTTCGATGAATTTCTTTTGGGCTGGGGCAATTTCCTCTGTTTTCGGAAACTTACCAGTATCAAACATTTCCATACCTTGTTGAGGAGTAATAACACCAAGTTCCATAAGTCTTGTGGCGACGCGCATAAGTTGTGTTTCATCTCTCATGTCTATGTCTTTAAACACTGCGGTTGGATAAGATCTAAAACCAAGGTTTTGAGAGATTCTTTTGATTTCTTTTTGCAAGAAGTCTGAAAGAAACGCATTTCTAGCCTCCTTCAAACGATCAATAAAGATTTGTGCTTTTACTTGTGTTGCTCCGTATTTTTCTTCACCAACAACAACATTTTGAAGTCCTTGTTTGATGTCTTCGTTAAGAACTCTATATTTTTCAGAACCCAAAACCCTATTTAGGTCAGGAATAATAAAATCAGCTTTTGTCGTATAATCTGACACAAGAACACGACCAACACTCTCATTTTTAAACAAGTTTTGCATTGCCCCAATATTATGAGAACTAATTCCACCTTTGTCGGGTTCTGCACCCATTGTTATCAAAAGTATAACGTTTTCCACCGTCCTTGTGATTGCTTGATCCATTTTCTTAAGCTCAAGCTTTGCATTTATGTCTTCAAGAACCGCGTAACCAAAAGGAATAGCAAATGGTTCGTAATCTTGCTTTTTATAAAACGAGTGCGAAACTTTTTCTGGTTCTAGCTGTATTTTAAGACCGTCTGTATTATATCCTCCTTGCTTGATAGTTTTCTGAACGTCTTTTGGAAGAGAATCAAAGATTTCTTTATCTTCTTCAGTGGAAGGGTTTTGCAGTCTTGACATTTCATACTCGGAAAGTATTTTTTCATAAGCGCCATCGTTAAATGAAGATGCTCTTGTGGCTACAATATCATAAGGGTTCATCAAAATATACCTAATTGGCACTTTGTTTTCTGAACCGTTTTTCGGGGCAATGGAATTAATTAAATCAAGAAAATCATCAGCACGAAACTTACCATCAATCCGATAAAGAAAGATATTACCACTCCTATAGTATTCTCTAAAATACTGATCTTTAAGATTGGTAAGGTTTATTTTCTTAAACCACTCATAAAAGAAATTTCTGCTTTTTTTGGTGCCTCCTTCAAGAAAAAGTTCAGTATTAGCAAATTCTGACATAATGTCAACCGCATTACGAAAAACAGACACGTTAGCGTAGGCTTTTTGACAAAGTTCAATAGCCTCTCTGACGTTAATACCATCAGAAGAATACTTATAAGGCAACAATCCCCTTCTTATGCTTGAAAACCTATCAATAGTATTCTCAAACGCAGACCTATTGGCTCTTTTAGGTGTTGTTGGTGTTGAACCTCTAGTATAACTAGCGCTGGAGGTGTTGCTGTAAGATGCGGAAGAAACGTAAAAAGGATCTCCTATCAAACCAGGCTCATAATTCTCTTCTTGTGACATTGGAATTGTTGGTTGACTTTTCTTATCAAACTTACTCCAATAATCTGACTTCTTCACATACTTTCTCTTAGCCATAACCTATTATACACCCAAAAGTCAAAAGTTTAACTTTTAACTTTAAAAAGTTAATCAATAAACATTGGTGTAAATGTGGATTGTTGATTGTCTATGTTGTCGTCAATCATATCGTAATAAATATGCATCATCCAATTACCAAGCAACAAAGCTGAATAAGAGTCTTTTCTCGCCTTGTCTGCTCCTTTTTGTTTTCTTAAATTTGGGGGCAAATCAAAACTCTGAGTTCCTTGTGCTGAAGTATTAACTTCAATCATTGCACATTCGACTTTTGTTAAGTCCATCATGTCTTTTTGATGCTCTACAAAGTCAATCATTTTCGCGGCTTCGGATGTTTCTTTGTAATTATTAACAAATTTCAAATCTTTGATTGGTATTCTTGCTTTTCTCTGCTTATGATAATCATCATCCATTGCAGCGCCAGCAAAATACATTCTTTTATGATCAAATGAAGCTTGGAGTAATTCATTAGCATATCTAATCCACTTAGAACTAGGCTTTCTTAAAAAAACGTAATCTCTTGTGCTCTTATTGTATTGTCTTTTTAATTTGCGTAATCCTTTTTCGTATTCTTGATGATCGTCCAAATCAGAATCAATAACACCCAGTTTTAAATTTTGTTTTTTAAATATACTGCTTTCATTGCAGGAATTAAGAAATTGCACTCCTCCATTGTAGTCACCCACCACAGCTACAATATTAAAGTTCGTCAAAAGGTAAGCCATGTACTTAATATGTGTTTTAAGGTTAGAGCCAGACAACGCATAGCTATGAACGAGTGTCCCAATCTTTCTATCCTTGTTTATTTTAATAAGCATCATGGCAAAGTCGTCAGATCCGTCACTTTCAGACCAAGAAGGGTCAAAGCAGAGAATATATTCGTCAGACGGCTCCCCATAAACCTCAATACACTGGCCCTCTCCATCAGCAAGTGTGCAAGCTTGCATTTTGCTAACTTTAAAATAACCAGAACTATCATCTGTGAATTTAGCCATGAATTCTCGATCAAACTGAGATTGACTCATCGTGGCAATAGCTTGATCAATAAGGTTTTGGTCATATAGTTGCGGCGGCGCACAATCATAACTAAAATGCATAATAACCCTATGCGCACCATCAGCGTCTTCGTCCGTTGCGTTGATTAACCTCTCATAATCACAATACATCTTATAAAGATGCTCAAATTTATAAGAAGCAGAAGAAAGGCCAATGATTTTGTTATTAGGCCACTTATGGCGGTCTTTTTCTTCCATCAAGCCTTTTTTGATCATATCTGTTTCTGCGTCATGCATCCTTTGACGCTCAGTTGGGTTCTCTATAACCGCAAGGAATGGAAGAATAACCTCATTAAGGATTTTTTCTGGCATCAACAACAACTCATCAATAATCATCCTCTGAAAACGGAAACCACGAAGTTTTTCGCCATCACCCAAAGGCAAAGCAGTAATTTTACTTTCTCCAATCTCCATTACCCATTGATCATTGGCTTTAGCCACTCTTGTAATAGCCTGAGAAAGAAATTCGGCTTTGGGGCTTTTAGCAATATCCTCCATCTTGGAAAATATCATTTTTGACTGACGAAATGACTTGGATATGATTCCGATATGCACACCCTGATGTAGAATAGCGTCTAATAGCGCAAAAATCGCCGTAGAGAAGCTTTTGGACATTCCCCGCGACCATATGCCCAAAAAGTAATCAGACTCCATCATGGCCTTAATAGCCATATGCTGGAAAGGAAACAATTCTACCCCAGTTATCATCTCAGAGCAGAAAGATGGGTTTTGTCTTAAAAATTTATATAAAAGAAGTTTTGCTTCATCTTCCTCAAGAAACTCATCCTCTATTTCAAGGATTTCCTTGTTTATGTTTGGGAACTTGTTTCTCCCGTCTTGATTTCCTACTTCCCAACTCATGACCGCTTTATATGTTTAGACCAAAAATAGTGTATATCTGTATTCCAGAGTTTTTTTCCAAGTATCAGCAACTTAGGAATAATCTCTTCACTTAACTCCCTAGAACCAGCGAATACAAACTGACAACAATCCTTGTATTGTTTTTGTATTTCGCGCATGTTATGAAGAACGTAATCCAACTTATATTTTTTATAGCTTTTTGCATTGTAATGATCTATCTCCTCAAAAGGAAATTCCATAACAATAAACAAATAAGCCCCCAAGGATCGACACCTATCGAGTTCTTTACAGAATCGAGAATAGCCAACTGTGGTTGTCCCACAAAAATCACCAAATGACTTTCTGTCTACATACGTATAATCATAATCTGATGCAATAGCTCCGTAATCTCCAACATCTAGCTTATAAGGTTCTGAATTTTTAAATGAAAGCGGTTGTTGTTCTCTGGTATCAATTAATATTTTAGTATTTGAATGATCATCAAAGAAACCTTTTGGCAATCTCTCCCCCAATAAAGGCTTAATACCAATCTCTTCACATGCGTATGTGTAGCTGCCAAAATATTTTTTATAAACGTCAATCGACGGCAAACCAGCACTGATTAACTCCAACTCCGTTGGACCATAGTCAATGACTTTATCCATAGTGCGTTTATGGAGTAATTCAACAATATAATCTTTTGTTTCAACATGGTCAGCCTTATTCACCCACTCCATTAACTGGTGTGGTTGAGAAAAGTCTTTCTCGAAGTAGTCTTTGTAGTTCTTAAACGGCAAAAGCTCACCTGTCAGCTTGTTTTTGCGCTGATAGTGCTTAACATAGTAGTCACCGAGTAACATACTATGTTTTTTAATATGTGTGTGTAAACTCCTTTGTGTGTCAAAGGCTTGCCCACACTCTTTACATTTAAATTGCATCGTCTTGACTTATCCCTAGTATTCTAGCTTTCCATTCAGCCATCCCCTCAAGTCTTTCTGCTTCTTTTTTAATGGTTTGTCTTTGCATTTCTGCGATTCTAACCATATTGTCTCTTTCTTCTTTTTCTTGAAATAATTGAACAATGGATAAAATAGAAGCGTTGTTTTTTGTCTTTTGCTTCATCCTTTCTGATCGATCACCCTGTAGTTTTTTAGTAAGGTTTTCGATTCTGCCCTCGCATTGGTGGTATTCTGAGCTTTTCGCCTTTATGATCTCAGCTAGACGTACAGACATCTCTGTTTGATCGTCAGCGACATCAAACATATCGTTTAATTTGTTGAGGTGCTTACTTACAACCTCCAAATTGATGATTTCCTTACATACGTTAAGGTAAAGGTTAATTTCATCAGCAGTCAGGTCAGGTTTGTCCCAAGTAAGTCGCACAAACTCTTGCTCAAACAACTCTCTGTCACTTAAATCGAGATAATTGTTCATTATCTTTAAAAAACGAGAATTTGATAAATGAATGCCAAGTTTTTCGGCGCAAATTTGATATTGCCTGTTAAGTTTCTTGTCATCCAGGTTTAAACCACAAGAATCATTAATCTTTTTAACAATTCGGCTCAATGATTTCGGGGGAAGGTAGTCATGCAATGCCCCACCATCTTTAGATGGCATGATTTCTGGATTAACCTCCCTTATAACCTCTAATACCGCCCTCTGCTCCAAACTAAGTGGTCCAACCCGCTTATCAGGAAACAACAATTTAGCAATTTCCAACGATGATAGTCCTTGCTCCGCCTGTTGGATGATAAATTCCCTTTGTTCCTTAGAAAAGATGATTGGGTCTTGCTTTCCTTTAAATTGGGTATTGAATTTTATGTCATTTTCTATTAAAAACTTTCTTACAAGCCTCCCTTGCTTAGAACGACCATCTAAATCCTCATTCTCAAAGCATTTTTTAGTTAAAATATTTAAATCAGGATACTTTTTACTGTTTTCGCGTAAAAACGTCTCTTGTTCTTCTGTTAATTTTAATTCTTCTTTCTCCATAACTAAAATACATCGTTTATTATTATATCATGTTCTTTGATTATTTCTGTGGCTTTTTCAATAAACATCTTCTTCAGATTTTTAACCTGTCTATACCCAGCTTTACGTTTTTTCTCGTTTGTCTTATACCCCATAAACTTAGCCACATCTTCTTCGGAGGCTTCTTCAAAAAACAACATATAATAAGCTTTATAGTGGGTTTCTGTAAGCTCTTCACGCATATAGCAATTAAGTTTTCCAATGCACGAATCAAAATTCATATTAGTATCTGGGTCATTGCCCATTTCATACATGTGATTTTCAGATGGTACTGCAATTTTTAAATCAAATGCCGCTTTTTTGGTTTTTTCCCAGTTTGCAAACTTTTTACAGCTACGATCCTGGGTTCTGCTAAGAGTATATGAACAAGCATCATCCCCCAAATTAAATTCACAAGTCGCACAAGGCTTAATGTAATTGCCGTAGTGATTTCTTACCAGATTTCTTATCTGATTAGTAACAATTATATTAATCCACGGCTCTAATGGGCGATCTTGATCCCACATGTCCCACTTTTTATAAATATGAAGCTTTATAACCTGCTCCACATCCTCAAAATCAAACCAAGTAATGCAATCAAGCCGCCACCTACTCCTTTGTTTGCGGATGGCGGTCTCTATTACGTCAATATAATCCTCAAATCTTTTGCTATCCCCTTCTGTCATCAATAAAGTCTTCTAATGTTCTAGAACCTCTATTTCTGACCCTCGGAGATTTGTTTTCTTCACCTATCAAGGACTCAAAAGAAAAAACATTATTACCATAAGATTGCGTTTCAACAGCCAAACTTTCAATGTGAGGAATCTCATCAATAGATGTCTCATCATCAGCCAAAGATTCTTCAATCTCTGGTTGTTTTATTTTCCTTTCCGAATTTTCAGATATATTTCCACACTTGCTGCCACAACTAGAGCAAAATTTTGGCTTGGAATAAGAATACTCTATCTTATTTCCGCACTCTGTACAAAAAACATGGTTCATATACTTTATTTATAAACATAATCGGGGCTTTTTCTAAAAAAAAATCAGATATTACTGAAAACCGTATAATTTTTTCGACTTCCGCAGCTTTAGCGTTGGCTCTTAGAAGATCTGATATCTTATATTACACTAATGATACCAATAATCACGCCTTTTTTTTAAATGGCGCTTTGGTTTGATGGTGTTCTTCGCTTCAATAGCGGCAAGAACAGTCCAAATAACCATTCCAAAAATTACAAAACAAAATATAACCTTAAAAATCATATTAAAACCTCTTGAATCGTAGCTGTAGAATTAACAACATCTCCACCCGCAATACTGTAAGAATAATTGTTGACTTTAGCCCCACTATGACAACCAAAATTAAAACCCCCATCATAACTAGGCAATATAAACTCACCATTGATATCTTTGATGGTTAAGCCAATATTATTTTGAAGTTTAATACCTTTATAATCGCTAAAATTATTCAGGCCAGTAGAATTCAAAACCATATTAGATTCTACAGCATCAAGCAGAAAACTAGAAGGCTTAGAGCTTCCTAAAGTATAAACAGGGGTTCTAGAATACCTTTTAGCAAAAGTCATAGTTGGGACTATACTAGCTGATACAACTTGATCGTAAAAACCACTTAACTCACAAGTATCAGCAGTAACAATCTGCATACCATTCATCAAATCACTGTAATCTTGAAAAGATGTGTTTTGCTCTGATGATAACGCTTCATTTTCAGGAGGATCATAACAGGTAAATCCAGCGGTAATTCTAATAGGAGAAAACGCCGAGACATTTACACTATATTCGTCTAAATAAGACTTATTGTAGAGATTAGAACCAATTCTAATTGGAAAATAATTTTTACCAGTATTATTCCCAACAATATTATTTTCGTATGTACCCTTGTCAACCAAAAATCCATAAACGCTATCTGGCGTATTAGTTTGACTAATTTTAGAATAAATAGTAAAGTCTAAACTAATCCTACAAGTAAGATTATTAGTATAATAGTATTGATTACCTCTATCGATATCAGAACCAATTCTCCTATTTGGCGCTGAAGCAGAACTATAAGAAACATTAACGCTATTTGCGAAAATCATAAAATTTCTATAAAATCCGTAATTAGAAGAAAATGTTCTATTTCCGTAGCCAATATATACAGGAAAATTCTTGTATGTCATAATTGTTTATACACTATTTTTTATATATTGATACATTGGAAGCTCGTTCTATTATAGATTTAGCCTCCTCGATTTCTTCTTTTGACAAATCAAACCACTCACCTCTAAAACGCCTAGAATCAAAAAGTTTGTGCAGATATCTTTCGGTTTCCCTCATGAATAAAACATTTTTATGAAAAAGAAGTTTTATATCTGGTTCTTGACTTTGTAATGCTCTCTCTCTATATTTAGGCTTGTTTTTTGTTATGCCTATCTTTACTCGTCCATTTAAGTTATTAATCATTAAATAAACATTACCTTTATATTTTATTTTTTCTTGTTGTATTTTTCCCATCCGTTCCTTTTGCTTATTCTTTTGCTCCTCTTTTTCCCCACCTATAACTCTAGCACTCATTTTAGCTGGAGATCTCACCTCTGGATCTGCTGGTTCAGGAATTCTCCAACAGGTCCCTGCTTCTCTGTGTTTTTTCATTATAACCACACACCCCTTACAGTAACTAGCTAAGGCATCCTTTTTGTACAAATTCTTGGTAAAAGAACTAACCAAAAGTTCTTGATGACATCTGAGACACACTTTGGTATCTTTAAATTGATCGTAAGAATCATAAACAGCCTTATTTTTCTCCTTATCTTCTTCTCTTTTCTTTTTATTGTGAACGCTCATGCAATCTTTGCACCAAGAACTCCTGCCATGCGAAGCGTCTCCTTTGTGAAAATCATCAAGAATCTTAAACTCTTCACAGGAAGAACATATTTTTTTTATCTGGTCACACATAATCTTAAAGTAATCGGGGTATTGGAATTATTATACTTTACTTTCTATTATGGTCAAGAACAAAAGTAATCGGGGCGTATGAATTATTATGTCTTTCTTTTTTTAAAAATGCACCGCCGATTTTTTTCACTTAACGATTCTGTTTTCCCCTTTTTTTTATATTGCTCTGCTTTAATGGGGGAGGGGCGCAGCCCCCATAACTTATATGAAATGGTCGTTGATATATTGAAGAAGTAGTCCCCCCTGCGAAATCTAACAATTACCAACACCTTTTTTTCACTTAATAGGGGGCATACGGGGCATCATTTTCTAACAGCTATTATGCGATTCTAATACTCTAACTTTTGACCCTAACAATTTTCATCTAACAGATCATCTCGTGAATCATGTCCTCGTTTTGCCTTAATTATCTAAAAAAGTTGCTCGTGCCATCGCGCTGGCGACCACCCCCACCCCCTCGCAAAATCACCCCTCCCCTGTGGAACATTCTCTGTGGAACATCGTAACTCGTTGATACTGAACGAGAAAAAAGATTAAAATAATGCTTCACTTTTCGCCCCGACTATGCTAGAATACATTCAACAAGATAAGGAAACACTATGACAAACGAAACCGAATGCCTAATCAATCCCGAAGTTAAAGCAATCCTCGAAGCCATGTGCGAAAGGGTTGACCAATGGGAGAAGGATCAGAACGAACGATTCAAGCTTGAGCGTGAGCAACAAGCAAAAGAGGACGCTATCCGCTGGCATAAAGAAATCAAAGAAAAAGCAAAAAACATCTTGCAAAACTCTCACTAATACACTAAAATACAGCCATGAACACTACTATGAAAGACTACTGGACTGAGGGCTACGAAAAGCCAT